TCAACTCCCCTCGCCTCCATTATTGAAAACCCTGTATGTGATCTCCACATCGAAGCGATTTATATCGCGTGAAGGCTGGATCACTACGCGGTCAACGTATTCCTGAAGAACCTGTTTCTGTTCGGCATCGTCGCCGGCGAGGAGCAGGTTCTTTTTTGTTTCAATGATATTGAGGATCTGATCACTGTTTAATACCGATACCTGTTGCATCATTTCCGCCCGTTGTAATTCGTATTCCAAGGCTTCTTTGCGTTGTTCAGCCTGCTTGATGTTTTCGATAACCGTTTTAATGCCCGCGCCCAAGGCATCGATCCAGTTTTTCAGCTTTGATTCAATTTCTGCAAGTTCCTGCTTGATGGGTTCAATGCCGGATTCGGTTTGACGCTTTTCCCTTCGATAAAGCTCTTGAACCTGGGTTATCAGTTCCTGCACCCCCTCGCCAGAAAAACAATACTCCAGCAAGCGTTGAATGACCATAGCTTCAATGTCATCCTTACGAATATTGGTATTACCGCACTTCCCTTGGCATTTGTAATAAGTCAACACGGTGCCTTCGCTGCTTTTCGGATTTACATAAGAACTCCCCGCGTAGAGCGCTCCGCAGTTCCCACAGTAGATTTTTCCGGTAAGTAGATAGTTCACCTTGGCTTTCATCCTTCCAGGTTTCTGTTTTCGCGCTTGAAGTTTTTTATTCACCCGATCCCATTGTTCCGTAGAAATGATAGCAGGGACGGTGCCTTCTTTTAGGACCTGATCCTCGGGCGCCTTCTTATTGTTGGTATTTCGCTTTCCGTCTTCATCTTTTGGGGCCGACACGTCATAGGTGTAATCCCCTTTGTATTTCCTGTTATGACCCCATGTGGAAAAACTGTTTTTTGTGAATGGTTTTCCATTAAGCGTACGATACCCTTTTTCATTCAACGCTGCGGCTATCTCATCATTCGACAAGTCGTTGTCGATACCGTCAAAGTAAATCTGAACCGCTCGATAAGTCCGTTCATCGATCTCCAGCAGACGGGTAACCGGATCGATCTTCAACCCATATGGCGGCCTTCCACCGGTATGCGTCCCCTGTTCGGCATTCTCACGTAAGCCCTTGCGGACTTCACGAGAGAGGTTAAGAGAGTAGTATTCCGCCATGCCCTCAAGCACGGATTCCAAAATTACGGATTCCGGAGAGTTGTCCAGATGCTCCAAAACGGACTCTACGCGAACGCCGTTCTTCTTCAAGACGCGCTTGTAATGAGCCGAATCATATCGGTTCCGGGCAAATCGGTCCAGCTTATGAACGATTACCACATCAAACAGTTTTTTATGAGAATCTTCGATCATTCGCTGGAAATTGGGGCGCTTGTCCGTTGTGGCCGTTTTCTCTTCGTCCGGGTATGTGTTCACAAGCACATATCCTTTTTGCCGGCAGTACTCTTCAATCGCCCGCATTTGTGCGACAATCGACTCTTCGCGCTGATTGTCGGAGCTGTATCGCGGATAAGCTACGGCGCGAACTAGCTTGTCAGTCATTGCCATCTTCCCTTTCTCAAGAGCGCAAGTCAAGATACAACTTTTACTTCCAGAGGATCAAAGTTGATCATATGCCGATGATCTGCTCGCACAGACAGGCCATACTTCTCCGTGTAACGATCAATGCCCGCTTGCAAAAATTCTTCGGTTACACCCAAGTATTCGGCCAACTCATATCGGCCCGAAACTCGGGCGTAATGAGCCCGCACAATGCGATCCAGAGGGAGCATGCACTGGTAAGCCCATTGCCTGGCGCGGAGCTCCTGTTTCCGATTTCGGACGTCGGTCTGATCTAAAATGTTACCGATGCTGGTATGGTAATGACCCAATTCTTCGGCTAAGATGCACGCTTTCTCCGTATCAGTAGAGACGCGCTTGTCCACCACAATCAGGCTATCCCCATAAAAACCTTTATTTCTTCCACGCAATGTCTTTTCCACGATTTCAAGGCCTATCGAATGAGCTGTATCGCATAGCAAGTTGTATCCATGAGGCATTGCATCACTCCCTATTCTTCTTAAGCTGCCTTTTAAGTTTTAGTAGTTCCTTAAATTCTTCAATATCCTCCAGCTCTTCTTCCGTCCAATCTTCTCCATCGTGATGCGCGGCGATGGTTTCGGGTAGATCAGATTCTTCTTCTGTTCCTTTCTGCTTATTAAAATATTCGTCACGTTCAGGGTCATTCATAGCATCGTTATATTCGGCATCCCTAAATCTTGCATAAGATACCGCCATTTCAGCTCCCGACATGCCTTGCTCTTGGTAGTAGTGGAGTAGTTCCAACGGGATATTCTCTAATAAGTCTCCACTTAATTCTTCTAGGTCGTACCCCGCCGCTTTAAAGAGAAATTCGGCGTCGACTACGCCTTCTCTTTCATTATGGGTTGCAATTTTTAAAACAGTATCGATAGAAGGCTGTTCTGTAGTTTTACCAAAAGCATAATCTTCGATTACGTCTAAATCTATACCTGTATCTTTTGCGAATTGCTCGCAGGTCCTTTTATTCATAATGATTCTTAGTAACTCTTCAAATCTAGTGAGTTCAAATCCATAGAGAATTCTGTCTACCGAAACTTTAAGGTAATCTGCAACCTTTTGGACCTTTTCTATTGAGGGCGAACTTTTTTCCCACTTGTAGATCGTTCCGTTTCCAAAACCTAATTCCTTCTCAAGCTTAAAAACGGAAATACCTTGGTCTTTGCAAAGACTCTGAATAACTTCTAACAACTGGACAACCCCCAAAAGTAATTTATTTAGAAAATAATCAGAATCAGCGTTGACATTATGAATATTTTCAGATAAACTACAGTCAACAGCTTAATCCAAGGCGAAGAAGGCAACAAAAAACCAAAGGTCAGCCGACCCATTTTTAAAAAGCCGTTCCCCAACGACTCTATTTGGTTGTGTCTTCTCCATGATATTAGAATATTTTCTGACTGATGTCAACGATTAAGCTGTTATTTTTACAAATTCCTGTAAAGGAGGGTTTGGTAGTGGCGCATTATACAGAGTTCGGCGCAGAAGCACGGAAGATTATGCTCCGGCGCAACATCAAGATGAAGGACGTGGCCGGAGAGCTTGGAGTGACAAGCTCCTACGTGTCCGATATTTTCAGGGGCTTGCGCCCGGGCGAAAAACAAAAACCGATTATCGCCAAAATGCTCGGAATGGAAAGTGAGGCTATCAATGAAGGCCGAAATTAATACAACCGTCAAATTCGTGCCCCATCCCGATCCGCAACGACTCGTCGACGTATGGGCACGACTCATCCTGAAAGAGATTTTGCGACAAGAGGCCGGAGCCGCGGAGGCTGAAACGAAAGGAGTAGGCGCATGAACCAGCCACAGATTTTCAACTTCAACAGCATGGCGATCCGTGTGATCGAAAGAGGCAGTCAACCTTGGTTTGTGCTCAATGATGTTTGCATAACACTGGGAGATCTCGCCTCGAGAGTTGTCCGGCAGAGGCTGACAGATGACGTATGTTCAACATACCCCATCGTCGATGCTCTCGGCCGACAGCAAGAAACTACCATTATCAATGAAGACGGTCTATACGACGTCATCCTCGAAAGCCGCAAGCCCGAAGCACGAGCTTTCCGCAAGTGGGTAACGTCCGAAGTCCTTCCAGCAATCCGGCAACACGGAGGCTACCTCACACCAGCAAAAATAGAGGAAGTACTGCTCAACCCGGATACAATTATCGATTTGGCACAACGCCTGAAACAGGCTAATGAGGAAAAAGTCAAATTGACAGCAAAAATCGAATCCGATAAGCCGAAGGTACTTTTCGCGGACTCTGTTGCCGTCAGCAAGACGAGCATCCTGATCGGCGATCTGGCGAAAATCCTTAAGCAGAATGGAGTGGAGACCGGGCAAAAGAGGCTATTTGCTCAACTTCGGGATGAAGGGTTTCTGATCAAACGAAACGGCGCGGACTACAACATGCCTACACAACGATCCATGGAGCTGGGGCTGTTTGAGATCAAGGAAACCAGCATTACCCACTCTGACGGGCATGTCACGATCAGCAAGACGCCTAAAGTAACGGGAAAGGGTCAGATTTACTTTGTCAACAAGTACAAGACGGGTGAATCCGTATCCTGAATATCACTGGTAGCGAAAGGAGCTAAAGAAAATGCTGACCATCCATCCTGCGCATAGGCGACTCGCCGAGATCACGGCAATGTGCCAAGACAAAAACGGCAATTTGATCATGGGTGCAGTTGAGCTGCGATATATCATGCCGCTCCTCAAAGAGAATCTGGATCTCGTCTGGCAAGTCGACGAGTTGAAAAATCTCGCATTGGAAGCTCAAGCAGCCGGCGACATGGAATGGGTGCTGGAGATCACCGCAAAGCTGGAGGAGTTGGAGATTACGCATTCTTGAAGGGGGGTGAGTACTTTGAACGTAACCGGACAAGTCTGGCTGCAGCTGAGCCGCGAAGAACGCATGATTTGCCTGACCTTCGCCGTCTGGGAAAATGCAAAACGGCCTCATCGGACCGCCATCCGATAAGACCGCACATCAAATCTACGTTGGCTCCATTATAGCACGGAGCCGGAAAAGAGGATAGCCCTATGAAAGCAACTGGAATTGTTCGTCGCGTTGACGATCTTGGTCGCGTGTTCATCCCGAAGGAGCTGCGCCTCACGCACGATATCACGGAAGGCGATCCGCTTGAAATCTTCACGGACGACAAAGGGAACCTCGTCCTGCGCAAGTACACCCCCGGCTGTACGATCTGCGGAGGCATCGACAGCCTCCAGCAATACAACGGCAAACTGATCTGCCTGTCTTGCATCCAGGGCATCGCCCGGGAGGCTGGTCATGCGTGACCTTCAAGCCGATCTGGCGATCTGCGAGGCGGCGACGCCGAGTCCGATCCGCACGACGCCCTGCACTTGCGGGCGCTGCAAGCAAGTGTTTATCTCTCTGACCCATTCTGACGGCCGTCTCGATCCGGAAGATGCTCAGTTCATTGTGGAGGCTCGCGAAGGCTGGCCCCATGCGATCCGGCGGGCCAAGACGGCGGAGGACGAAGTCGACCGCCTGGAGGCTAAGCTGGACAGCCTGCAGGACGAGCTGCGCATGCTGCAAGACACTATTAATCAACGCTTTACCAAATAAAGGAGGACTCATACATGTCTGTACAAATCAACATCACCGGCGAGGATGCCGGACAAGCGCTGCAAGACCTTGCTACTCTTTCCGCTGCTCTTATCACACCTAAAGGAGCTATCGCAATCCCGGCGACCGCCGAACAGCCGGAAGCACCGAAGGCCACCCGCACCCGTAAGCAAACTGCTGCCAAGCCTGCCGAACATGTGGCATCTGAGCCGGAAAATCCCGAAGAAGCTGATGATGATTTCCCCGACAACACGCCGGATCCAGATGAGGAAGTGCCAGACGATGTGAAGCTACGGGCCGCGGCTTCGGAAGCAGCCTCTCGCGCAGGGAAGGCGCCGGTTAAGGCTCTGCTGGACAAATACGGTGTGCCCAATGTCACCGCGCTGCCCGATGACAAGCGGGTGCAGTTCCTGCGGGACCTGGAGGGGCTTGAATGACGGCACCCGCGCACTCCGAAAGAGCTCATTCCCTGCTTGGGGCATCTAAGGCCAGCCAGTGGATCAATTGTCCGCCGAGCGCTCGCCTGCAGGATGGAGTCCCGGACAAACGGAGCGAATATGCCAACGAGGGCACCGCTGCGCACGAGTTGTCAGAGCTGATCCTTCAGCGACGGCTGACACTTTGCAATAGAGCGGAACGCGATCGCCTCGACAAGGCAATCGCCGATTTCCAGGCTGCGAGCCCTTATTATGGCCCTGAGATGGGTGAAGCCGTCGGCTATTACGTCGAGGTGGTCGAGGAGCGCTTCATGGAGTCCAAGGCACGCAGCTCCGACGCTGTCATCCTATTTGAGGAACGCCTTGACTTCACGGAATGGGTCCCGGAGGGATATGGGACCGGCGACGTCGTTTTGATCGCTGACGGAGTCATGGAAGTGATTGATCTCAAGTATGGCAAGGGTGTGCCGGTCAGTGCGATCGGCAACCCGCAAATTCGGCTGTACGCTCTCGGCGCCTTGTCTGGCTACAGCTTCCTGTACGACATTCGGGAAGTCCGCATGACGATCGTTCAGCCGCGGCTGGACAGTATCTCCACGGACACCATGACTGTGGATGAGCTGCTGGCCTGGGCGGAGGAGACAGTCCGGCCGGCCGCCGCGCAGGCTGATGCTGGCGAAGGCGAGTTCAAGTCTGGCGACCATTGCCGCTTCTGCAAAGTGAAGGGAAGCTGCCGGGCACGCGCTGACGCCAATATGGCCGCCGTGTCCTACGAGTTCAAAAACCCAGCGCTGCTCTCCCTGGAGGAGATCGGACAGATCCTTGCGATCGCCGAACAGCTCCAATCCTGGGCAAAGGAGGTGCAGGAGTATGCTTTCGATCAGGCCGTTGCTGGCCACGTTGTCCCGGGATGGAAGCTGGTCGAGGGGCGGAGCAATCGATCGATTGCAGACAAGGACACCGCGTGGAAGGTACTCGAGGATGCCAAGATCGAGGCAGACAAGTTCCTGAAGCCGCGGGAACTGCTCGGAATCGGTGAGCTGGAGAAGCGGGTAGGGAAAAAGGAACTTGCTGCACTCATCGGCGATTTAATCGTGAAGCCTGCAGGCAAACCCGTTCTGGTGGTCGAGACCGATCACCGGTCCGCGATCAACAGCGTCGAGAACGACTTCGCCAACGAAGAATTTTAAATCAAAGGAGACATGCACTCATGGCAAACGACAATCAATCCACCAAGCTGATTACGGGAAAGGTTCGGCTCAGCTACGCAAAAGTCTGGACTGCTGAAGCCGACGACTATGGCAACCTGTGGTATAGCACGGCAATCCTGATCCCCAAAGAGGATAAGGCCACGCTGGCTAGGTACAAGCAGATCATCGATTCGCTCAAAGAGCAGGCCAAGGCCAAGTACGGCGGCAAGCTTCCAAAGGATTTCCACACACCGCTTCGGGATGGGGATGAAGAGGCGGATGAAAAGGGAGAAGCCTACGTCGGTCACTACTTCTTCAACGCGAAGAGCAAGAACCGGCCGGGGATATCGAAGCCAGTCGGAAAAGACGGCAACGGGAAGACCAAATTCCAGGACATTACGGATACGACGGAAGTCTACTCCGGCTGCTATGCCAAGGTCTCTATCAACTTCTACCTGTTCGACACGAAGGGCAATAAGGGCATTGCGGCCGGACTCAACAATATCGTCAAAGTGCAGGACGGCGACTTCCTGGGCGGCCGAAGCAGCGTAAACGACGACTTTGCGAGTGAAGATTTCGACGATATCGAGGATATCAGCGACGACGATTTTCTGAGCTAAACCAAGACCAAGGGGATTCCGCAAGGGTCCCCTTTCTATTCCCAAATCGGAGGGGTTCAGAATGACCATTCTTCAAATCGATATCGAAACCTACTCCAGTTTCGATCTGGCAGATTGCGGCGTTCACCGCTACGTTGAGGCGCCGGACTTCGAAATCCTGTTGTTTTCCTTCGCCTTTGACGACGATCCGGTCCAGGTGATCGACATGACCGACTTTCAGGACATTCCGCGCGATGTGCTGGCAGCTCTACGCGGCGATGTCATCAAGACGGCCTGGAATGCCAGCTTCGAGCGAACGGCTATCGGCCGACAGTTCGGAATTGAATGCTCGCCACAGTTCTGGCGCTGCTCAATGGCTCATTCCTACACGCTGGGCCTGCCGGGATCGCTGGACAAAGCAGCGAAGGCGTTGGGACTCGGAGAAGAAGCGCAGAAGGATGCCAAGGGTAAAGCGCTAATCAAGTATTTCAGCGTTCCCTGCAAACCGACACAGGTCAACGGGGGTCGTACCCGCAACTATCCGCATCATGATCCGGCTCGATGGCAGCAGTATATCGATTATAACCGCCAGGACGTGGTTGTGGAACGCGCTGTACGCAAGAAGCTGGAGCGATTCCCTATTCCCGATCGGGAGTGGCACATCTGGGCGCTGGATCAGCGGATCAACGACAGCGGCATTGGGGTGGACCTGGAACTTATCGACCAGGCCATCGCCTGCTCGCAACAGTATACGGAGCAGCTGCTGGTTGAAGCCAAGGAACTGACTGGCGTGGATAACCCGAACAGTCCGGCACAGCTCAAGGATTGGTTCGCCGATCAGGGGCTCGCGGTGGAGTCCCTGAACAAGGACATGATGCCTGCGCTTCTGGACGCCGCTCCAAATGAGGAGATCAAACGTGTGCTAGAGCTGCGGCAGGAGATGGGCAAGACGTCCGTCAGCAAATACGACGCCATGCAGCTCAGCGCCTGCGATGATAGCCGGGTGCGCGGGATTCTCCAGTATTGCGGCGCAAGCCGGACTTGGCGCTGGGCTGGTCGCCGGGTGCAGATGCACAACCTGCCGCAGAACCATCTGAAGGATCTGGCCGCGGCCCGGGGGATTCTCGCTTCTGGAGACTATGAGTTGCTTGAAATGCTGTACGGCGCTCCACCGTTCGTGCTTTCGGAACTGATCCGTACCGCGCTTATCCCGTCACCCGGCAATCGCTTCATCGTCGCGGACTTCAACGCCATCGAGGCCCGGGTGATCGCTTGGCTGGCAGATGAGCAATGGGTGCTGGATGTCTTCGCGGATCACGGCAAGATTTATGAAGCGACGGCATCCCGGATGTTCGGAATCCCGATGGAGACGATCGTCAAGGGGCACGACAACTATAAATACCGGGCATCCGGCAAGGTGGCGACGCTCGCCTGCGGTTTCGGCGGTGGCGCGGCCGCCATGGAAAAGATGGACAAGAAGAAGGAGATCGCGGCGGAGCAATATGATCCGCTTGTCCGCCAGTGGCGGGAGACAAACCCCAAGATCAAACGGCTTTGGTACCGCGCGGAAGAAGCGGCTATTGAAGCGGTGCAGACGAAGGGAACCGTCAAGCTGGCTCACGGTGTCCGGTACCGCTACGCTGGGGGAGTCTTGTTCGCTGATCTGCCGAGCGGGCATAGCCTCACCTATCCGTCGCCGGAAATTAAGCTTGACCCGAAATTCGGTAAAGACGGTTTGACGTTCAAGGCACCAGACAAGAGCGGTCGGATGGTCGCCCAGCGAACTTGGGGCGGAACGCTCGTGGAGAACCTTGTCCAAGCCATCGCTCGGGACTGTCTCGCGGAGAACCTCATGAGATTGGATGAAGCCGGCTACCCTATCGTACTCCATGTTCACGACGAAGCGATTCTGGACGTGCCGATCGGCGTCAGCTCCGTGGAAGAGGTAACCGGGATCATGGGGCAAGAGATCCCATGGGCGCCGGGCCTGCCGCTAAAGGCTGCAGGATTTGAATGCGATTTTTATCAAAAGGACTGATCAGCATGAGACAACTCGACCTATTTGCTGGCATTGGTGGACTTTCTCTTGCGGCGGAGTGGGCCGGTATCGAGACGGTGGCTTTTTGCGAAAAAGAACCTTTTGCTGCTGATATCCTTCGCAGGAGATTCCCCGGTCGACCGGTATATGATGATGTTTTTCATTTGAAGCGGGAGGTGCTGGAGCGTGATGGCATTATCAGTAGAGAGAGAGAGAGAGAGAGGCATCGACATCGTCGCCGGTGGCTTCCCCTGTCAACCTTTCAGCCATGCGGGAAAGCGGACAGGCACGACAGACGACCGCTACCTCTGGCCGGAAATGTGCCGAATCATTGGAGAAATCAGACCCACTTGGGTATTTGCTGAAAATGTTGATGGACTCGTCTCTATGGCTCAGTCCGATTGGGACCTTGTCATGGAAGACGAAACAACAATATGTGAAGAAGCGGAAATGGTCATCGAAACAATCCGGAAAGACCTTGAAAACCTTGGGTATCGATCCATCCCAATTATTATTCCAGCTTGCTCTGTCGGTGCCTCGCACAGAAGATATCGGATTTTCATTCTGGGGCACGCCGAGCGCAGCGGATGCAGTCGGGAGCCACGGAGGCGGGCAGGGGAAGAGCCTTCGGACGGACATCGCGAATTGGAAAGCCAGCCTATGGCCAACTCCACGGGCGAGCGATCCGCTGAAGAGGGGAAACTTCGACCCGGCGGATCAGAGAAACGGACTGCCGGGGGCAGTGCGGATGTGTCCGACACCGAGAGCCAGCGACGGCGAGAAGGGGGGTCCGAACCAACGGGACAGCCGCGGGAATCCAGCCTTGTCGGGGGCGGTTCACTTATGGCCGACACCAACGGCGCAGGACAGCAAGAACGCTACGCTTCCACCATCTCAGATGGAAAGGGATACGATTCCCGGGGCCGTCATCCGCACGGGGCAACTTGGGCAACTCAATCCGGATTGGGTGGAGTGCCTTATGAACTTTCCGATTGGCTGGACGGATGGGGAATGAACCCGTTAGATGCTCTCATCAACTTCATCTCGTCATTCCCGCAGCCGGCACTGATGGGGCAGGACCAGTATAACTGGGAGCCGCCGAGGGTAGCAACCGGCATCAAGAATAGAGCGGCTCGACTTAAGGCACTCGGTAATGCGGTAGATCCGCTTCAAGCCTTGCCGGTACTTTACGGAATCCGAATCATCCATGATTATTTGCGAGGTGAATCTTTATGAACGATCCGGTAAACCACCCGGACCACTATACCCAGGGCGGCATCGAGTGCATCGACGCCATCGAGGCGGCCACGACCGGCCTGCAGGGCGCCGAAGCCTATAATACCGGCCAAGTGATCAAGTACATGTGGCGGTGGAAGTGGAAAAACGGCATCGAGGACTTGGAGAAAGCCCGCTGGTACTTGGACCGGCTGATTAGGGAGGCTGAAGCTGCCGATGAAGCCTAACCCCATAAGCAAAGAGCGGATGGTCACGCCGGACCAGCTCCACGGCTCGATCCAGGAGTGCCGGCGCATCTACGCCGGCATGACCGACGAGCAGTTTGTCGCCTGGTACTCTCGGCGATACCACGTCCTTCCGGATGACGTCCGGTGGGCGATCCGGAAGGAGAACTGACCAATGATAATCGACGACTACGATATCATCACGTCGGAGGAGTACGTCCGCGCCGCGGCGAATGGAATTCCGGCCGAACGTCTCAGGATCCGAATCAGGAACAACGGATGGGACCGTGATCGAGCGATCACAACACCGGTCGCAAAGCGCCATGACCGCCGGAAGTGGGTGGAGCTCGCGGCTCAGAACGGCATACGACAAAACACATTCTTTAACCGCTTGAGCCGGGGAATGTCGGAGGAAGAGGCGGCCACGCAGCCGCTCCGGACGCAGCAGGAAGCCCTTGCCCGCATGCAAGAGGCAAGGCATCGACAATGTGCTTATCCGCAGGAACTGCTTGAGCTCGCCGAGCGCAATGGGGTGAGCCGACAAACATTCTACCACCGGGTCAGGAAGTCAGGATGGGATCTGGAGCGGGCGGCCACTACGCCGCCACTCTCCTATCGGGAGCGGGAGCGGGAGCGGGCGCAGTTGAAGCGTAAGAGGAGGGCGAAGGCAAGATGATCGACTATAACGAGTTTATCAACCAGAAACGAGCGGTGCTGCCTCCGTCCGGATTTGATGTCGCAGCCGACAAATTGCACGAGAGCTTATTCGCCCATCAGCGGGATCTGGTCCGCTGGGCTCTGCGCCGAGGCAAGGCTGCCATCTTTGCCGGTACTGGCTTGGGGAAAACTCGGATGCAAATCGAATGGGCCGCGCATGTGCACCGTTTATCCGGCGGAGACGTTCTCCTTCTCGCTCCGCTTGCGGTAGCGGCGCAAACGGTCGCTGAAGGGGCTGCGCTTGGATATAAGATCACAATGTGCCGGAGTCAAGCTGATGTGCAGCCAGGGCTCAATATCACAAACTACGAAATGATGCATAAATTCGAGCCGGTACTATTCGACGGCATCGTACTGGACGAAAGCAGCATCCTCAAATCATTCACCGGCAAAATCCGGAATGATTTGATCGAGTCATTCACCTTCACGCCTTACCGGTTGGCCTGCACCGCGACGCCAGCTCCAAACGACTACATGGAGATTGGCAATCACGCGGAGTTCCTAGGCGTCATGAGCCGCTCTGAAATGCTGTCCATGTTCTTCGTTCATGACGGCGGGGAAACGCAAAAATGGCGGTTGAAGGGTCATGCGGAAAATGATTTTTGGAGCTGGGTAGCAAGCTGGGGCGTCGTGTTGGAAAAACCATCTGATCTGGGTTACAGCGATGAAGGTTATCTGCTTCCGCCGCTATCTATCCATGACAAGGTCATTGAGGTAAAAGGAGAGTCCGCCAAGACACTGTCTGAACGGCAGCGCGCCCGGCGAGAGACGGTCGAGCCGCGGGTGACCACGGCTGCTGAGATCGTCAACGCCTCGAATCAGCCTTTCCTCGTCTGGTGCGATCTAAATGTCGAGAGCGCAATGCTCACGGCGGCCATCCCTGGCGCTGTCGAGGTCAAGGGCGGCGATAAGCCGGCACACAAGGAGCAAGCAATGCTGGATTTCGCCGCAGGGCGGATTCGGGTTCTCGTGACTAAGCCCAGCATCGCCGGCTTCGGGATGAACTGGCAGCACTGCGCAGACATGGCCTTCGTTGGCCTTTCGGACAGCTTCGAACAGGTCTTCCAGGCGATTCGGAGGTGCTACCGTTTCGGCCAGACGCGCCCCGTCAACGTTCATATGATTACATCCAGTCGTGAAGGCGCAACCGCCGAGAACATCAAGCGAAAAGAAACGGACTTCCGGAAGATGGTCTCGGAGATGGTGCAGTACACCAAGGATATTACGGCAGAATCCATCCGCTCCGCTGAACGGGAGGTCGCCGATTACGCTCCAGCGCGGGTGATCCGAATTCCTGCCTGGTTAAGGAGTGAGAGCTTTGCAAGTTAATGCACTTGATCAGATCATTAATTCCGATTTTGCCTTATACAACGGCGACTGCGTGGAGATCACACGCGGTCTGCCTGACAACAGCATTCATTATTCCATCTTTAGCCCACCGTTTGCTTCATTATATACGTACAGCAATAGCGACCGGGACATGGGAAACTGCCGAAGTGATGATGATTTTTTTGAGCACTTTCGCTTCCTCATTCGTGAGCTATTCCGTGTGATCATGCCTGGGCGCTTAATCAGCTTCCACTGCATGAACCTACCGACCAGCAAAGCGCATCACGGATACATCGGAATCCGGGACTTCCGCGGTGATTTGATCCGCGCGTTTGAAGCTGAAGGGTGGATCTATCACAGCGAGGTCGTGATCTGGAAAGATCCCGTCGTCGCTCAGCAGCGGACCAAGGCTCTTGGCCTGCTGCATAAGCAGATTGTTAAGGATAGCGCGATGAGCCGGCAGGGAATCCCAGATTACCTGGTCACCATGCGCAAGCCTGGCATCAACCCGGAGCCGATCAGCGGCGAGTTCGAGGAGTTTGTCGGTGATGGGTTGGATGTGAGCCGGGAAGCCTACGACAAACACGCTGCCGAAGTCCGTGCTAACGGTCGGGAGCCATGGCCGTTCGAGATGTGGCGCTCTGTGTTCGTCTGGCAGAAGTATGCGTCGCCAGTCTGGATGGATATCAACCCTAGCAACACGCTTCAATACCGATCGGCTCGGGAAGACAAAGACGAGAAGCACATCTGCCCGCTGCAGCTCGATGTCATTGCCCGAGGAGTAGAGCTCTGGAGCAACCCGGGGGACATCGTATTCTCACCTTTTGCGGGTATCGGCAGCGAGGGCTATCAAGCGATAAAAATGGGCCGACGCTTTGTCGGTATCGAATTGAAGCAAAGCTATTTTCAACTGGCCGCGAAGAATCTAACGGCCGCCACGGATGAAGTACTGGACGAAATGCTGAGGTGACCGAGATGCACGAACTGGACATATCGCTCGGCAAACACCGCGCGGACACGAGTTGGAAGCCGGAATACTGGACTTGGGAAGAGTTCGTAGAGCGGCTGCGGAAGGTGCGGCACACGGCGGAGACGATGGCGCAGTATGACAAGATGAGTGTGCCGGCGCGCGGCAAGGCAAAGGACGGCCCGGCGTTCGTCGGTGGCCTGATTCGCGGCGGTCGGCGGAAGAAAGAGAACGTCGACACCCGCAGCCTGATCACCCTGGACGCCGACTTCGCGGATGACGGCTTCCTATTCGCGGTCGAGCTCATCCTAGGTAGCCGGGCATATGCGATCTATTCGACGCACAGTCACCGGCCTGAGAAGCAGAAGTACCGGCTCATCGTCCCGATGGACCGGCCTATGAGCCCCGATGAATACGCCGCCGTCTGCCGGAAGCTCGCCGAGCAGATCGGCATCGCCTACTTCGACAAGACGACATTCGACGTCCATCGGCTCATGTACTGGCCCTCCTGTTCCAAGGATGGGGAGCCTGTACTAGTGGTAGCTGATGGAGAAGCTCTCGCGGTGGACGAGGTGCTGGCGCAGTACAAGGACTGGCAGGACGTGGCCGCCTGGCCACGCCACCCGGAGGAGACTCGAGCTCTGCGGAACGTCGCCACAAAGGCGCAGGACCCGCGCGAGAAGTTGGGCACGATTGGGCTATTCTGCCGGGCGTTCGGCATTGAGGAAGGCATCGAAACCTTCCTCTCGGACGTCTACACGACTGGCACGATGCCGCATCGATACACATATACCCGCGGCTCCAGCGCGAACGGGCTGGAAGTATACCCGGATCAGGACTTGGCCTATTCGCACCAGGATAGTGATCCGGTCAGCGACGGCCGCACGTACAACCTGTTCGATCTGGTCCGCGTCCACAAGTTCGGCCATCTGGATGAGCGGGTGAAGGACTTCACGCCGGACGCCAAAAAGCCGAGCCATGTCGCCATGGAGCATTGGGCGATCCGGCTGCCGGAGGTTACCCGGACGGCGGGCGCCGAACTACAGGCAGACTTCGCCGATGTGGATTTCGACGACGACAGCACCGGCGAAGATGCGGAGGATGACAGTTGGCTTCAAGAGCTCGAACGCCATCACAAGACCGGAAAGCTGCTGCCGACGGCAGGCAACGTGGAGCTGATTCTGTCCCACGGCATATGGCTGGATGCCCTCGCCTACGACGCCTTTGGAAATACGGAGGTCATCCGGCGACCGTTGCCGTGGCGCGATAAGGAGCGCCCGGGGCGATCGTACGAGCCTTGGCTGGGAGCGGACGACAAGCGGCTCCAGCACTGGTTTTCAAAGGCGCATGCGCTCAACGGGGCAAAGACTATCCAGAACGCGTTCACCGAGGTTGTTCACCGGAACACCTTTCACCCGATCAAGGCTTATCTCGAGTCGACAGCATGGGACGGCATCCCGCGGGCGGAGCGGCTATTCCCCATCTACCTGGGCGCAGCCGACACCCACTACGTGCGGCAGACCACGCGCAAGATGCTGCTGGCAGCCGTCACCCGGCTGTATAGGCCAGGGTGTAAGTTCGATCAGATGCTTGTGCTCGTCGGCCCGCAGGGTGCTGGCAAGAGTTCCATTTTAGCCAAGCTGGGCCGAGAGTGGTTCAGCGACAGCCTGCGCACATTCGAGAACAAGGAAGCTGGGGAACACTTGCAGAGCGGATGGATCTTCGAGATCGGCGAATTGAGCGCGATGAAAAAGACGGAGGTCGAGGAGGTCAAGGCATTTCTCTCGAAAACTGAGGACCGCTACCGGGTGGCTTATGATCGCCAGGTGACCGAATTCCCCAGGAAGTGTGTCTTCTTCGGCACAACGAATACGAAGGGCTTCCTTCGGGACACGACCGGCAATCGCCGCTTTTGGCCGGTGGAGGTAGTCCCGGAGCGAGCGGAACGGAGTCACTGGGAGTATTTGACGGATGCGGAAGTGAGCCAAATCTGGGCTGAGGTGCTGTGCTGGTTCAAGGCGGGGGAAACCTTACAGCTGGATGATGACGCCCGCTTAGAAGCTGAGCGCCGGCAGGCCGCGCACATGGAAAGCGATCCGCGCGAAGGGCTGATCCAGGAGTGGCTGGAGTCCGAGGAGCCGGACGAGCTGGACCGGCCATCGGGCCATCTGCGGCAACGCGTGTGTGCGGCCCAGATATGGGTGGAGTGCCTCAGCAAAAAGAAGGGGGACATGAAGCCCTGGGAGGCCAAAGAGGTATGCGACATCATGCGGAAGATGCCGGGATGGAATGAAGGAAAAAGTCGTTTGCGCATTCCGGGCTACGGTCAGCAAACCGTTTTTGAGCGATGCAGTGAGCCGGAAAATTACTGAACATTACTGCATCAACTGCATCAGTAGGTGAAGCAGTTGATGCAGTAAGTGAAGCAGTAAAAATGTCTTCACTGCATCAGCAAAAAGCCAGATGCATCAAGTGCTTGAGCCGTGTTGAAGCAGTTGAAGCAGTAAATCTATATATATAGGTAGGAATATAAAATAACCTATACGTAACCATGCACACATGTAGGTTAAATGGCGTCTGCATACGTATACGCGTAATGAGTGCTTCAACTGCACAGGAGGTGTTTTCCTTGAATAAAAAATTGCTGGATTGGGTGAAGGTCAACTTCAACCCGACCACTCGCATTACGATAAACCCATTTATTCCCGACTTCATGGTCAGACGGCTTTTTGAGGTGGAGACTGGTGTAGCTGTCACCCGGGAGGAATTCGCCGCTGCTATGGACTGTGCAGACTTTATCCAGAAACAGAAGCCAAACGGTGACCTGGTGTTTAATCTTAGCGAGCCTGAGTACAGGGCTGTTTTTCGGAGGCTGGCATGAGAGAATCACAACTGGAACGGAAGGCGCGTCTTGCGGTGGAACGAGTCGGCGGGAAGATGCCGAAGTGGGTCAGCCCGGGGAACCGCGGCGTACCCGACCGCCTGGCTATCCTGCCGAATGGGCTTACGGTTTACGTCGAGATGAAGGCGCCGGGTAAACCGTTGGAGCCCTTGCAACGGAAGTGGCAGAAGGATCTGCTGGCGCTAGGGCATCGACACTACAAGATCGACAGCGAAGCGGACATCGAACAGTTCATCCGGGAGGTGACGGGATGAAATATATCCCGCACCCCTATCAGGATTATGCCGCACAGCGCATATTGGACACGCCCTACCTTGGCCTGTTCCTGGAGATGGGTTTGGGCAAGACGGTCTCAACGCTGACGGCCATTGACCAGCTGCTAAATGACTATTTCGATGCGGATCGGGTCCTGGTCATCGCGCCGTTGCGTGTCGCTGACGACACATGGGCCCGCGAGATTGATAAGTGGGACCACCTGCGGCATCTGCGGATCAGCAAGGTATTGGGCAGTGTTGATCAGCGGCGTCGGGCGCTTAATGCTGACGCTGACATCTGGATCGTCAACCGTGAGAATGTGGAGTGGATTGTCGGCGAATACGGCAGTAAGTGGCCGTTTGACACCGTCGTGATCGATGAGCTGTCCAGCTTTAAGAATCACCAATCCAAGCGCTTCAAAGCGTTGCGGCGCGTCCGCCCCATGATCAAGCGATTGATCGGCCTAACGGGTACGCCAGCACCGAACAGCTTGATGGATCTATGGGCGCCGGTGTACCTGCTGGATCAAGGCGATCGTCTGGGTAAGACCATCACGGCCTACCGGGACCGGTACTTCCTGCCAGGCGAGCGGAGCGGCCATGTGGTCTACAACTGGAAGCAGAAAAAGGAGTCCGAAGAACGGGTCTACGAGGCGATCGGCGATATCGCGGTGTCCATGAAAGCCGAGGATTGGCTGGATCTGCCGGAGCGCATTGACCGTACCATTCCCGTCCGGCTCACCGGCAAAGCGGAGGCGTTATACAAGAAGTTGGAGAAAGAGCTGCTGATCGAATACGCGGATGCCGATGTGGTCGCG